GGGCTCAAGATCATATTGCGGAAGCAAAAAACAATATGGATCAAGTATTTGATTTTCTAATGAATGAATCAAAAAAAGATGGTATGGAACTTTCTATGAACATTGATGATAAAGACATGGTAATGGCCGAAGGTAGAAAGAAAACGGGTACCCCACTTTGTGCTAGAGGTAAAGCAGCAGCAAAATCAAAATATGATGTTTATCCATCGGCATACGCCAATGGTTATGCGGTACAAGTATGTAAGGGTACCCAACCAGGGTTAGACGGTAAAAAACATTGTTCAGGTAGTTATTGTTAAAAATTTTTCCAGAAATTTTTTTTATTTAATTTTTTTATCTACATTTGTACCATAAATAAAAAATATGATAAGTAGATTATTTAAAAGAATTAAATTAAAATTGTTTTTGTGGCATACAAAAACTAGATTAATAAAAACATATCAAGAAGAAATTGCAAGTTATGAAAAGGCTTGTTTTAAGATATGTTTAAAATTAATATCAAATCCCGATTCGGAATTTATGATTGCACCAATGTCTGAAAAAAGGTACATTAGAAATGAAAAATTTCAAATGTTTATCACAATGGATTTTGGTAGAATTGAAATAACTAATCACGTATTTAATTATAATATCAAACTATCACAGAGAGATTGGCAAAGAATCGTATATATCTTTGACACTGAAACGGAAAAAAGACGAAGTGAAATGGAACAAGAGGTTAACTCTCAAATTAAAAACTCACTTTATACGGTTTTAGAAAGAATTTCTAATCTCAGTTAAAATTTTATCAACTAAGGAATCTATGGATTCCTTTTTTGTTTTATATGAGGTCATAACTGGTTTTTGGCCTTTACCTGTTTGAGTATCTTTTTTTTCCGCATTTCTTTTTTGTTGACACGCGGATCTTTTTTGGGAGTCGGTCATTTTAGATGCAACTCCTGCGGCACGACATTTAGGATAAGCACCTTTATCTGTATCGGATCTACCACATGGGGGATGACCACCACCTTCTTTTTTTCTGCAGATATTAACCCAAGGGCCTTTAGGTTGGTTAGATCCTTTTGGTTTCTTTTTTGTCCCAAACCAAACCGCTAAATCCTCATTTAATTTACTTGGAAATGGATTTATTACGTTTCCATCTTCATCGCTTGATGTTAATTCCGTATGGTTTTTCATATAATTTGATATTTTTTTAGCTTTTTTTTCTAATGATTTTATCTTTTTCTTTGGTGTATCCATTTTACCATCATAACTATCATATTCTAATTCCGGACTATCATAATCTGAAACAGGTATCGTAAATGGACCTAATTTATCTTTTTCAAATAAACGAATACCAATTTGTAAAGGTCCGACATATGATCCTCGACTACCACTTGTAGAAGTGGCTTCCTTTATTATTTCTTTTATTTTTTGATCGCTTATCATTATTATTATAAATATCAACAATAACTAAAATGGAACAAAAAGATGGTGTGATCTATGGTAATTTATTTGGTTCCATAGATTTATTAAATGAAAGTCATTTAGAAGCAATTCTAATGACAATGGATAAAGATCATTCAGTACATTATTTAGTGGAGGCCGTAAAATCCGCACATCAAAGAGGTGCCTTTACTATAGGTGAATCAGAAGTTATTTCTAAAGCCATAAGAACTTTATCAAAAAGTGAGTAAACAAAAAAAGGAGATAATTTCTTATCTCCTTTCTCTTATACGGTTTTAATTGATTATCTCAATTCTCTCAAGTCAAATGTTCTAACTCCATCAACTGTGATACGTCCGTAGAAACGGTTGTTAACCATTTTCTTAGCGTATCTTGTCATAATACCTTTGATAGGTGTAAAGTTGAATGGGTTGTACATTGTAGGTGTCAATTGTAGAGGTACGTACGGTGCGTAGATGTAACCTGTGTCTAACAATGATGTTCCTTTGTGTCCAATCAAAACTTGGTTTGGTGGGAAGTAAGGATCACGGTACACTTGGTAACGTCCTGCTAAAGTACCAACTCTTTCGATACCCATATTATACTGATCTTGCTCAGGAGATGCGTTAGATACGTGGAAGTATTCTAAATCATCAAAGATAGCTGAAACCTCAGAAGATACAACGATCCAGTTAGCTCCACCTCTTAATGTAGATTTGTGGATTTGTGCTGACAATTGGTTGATTGCTGTAATCAAAGTTTGGTTCCAATCTTTTTGAGTGTAAGATGTTGTTTGAGAAATTCTTCTCCATCCGTTGTAATCCCAACGTAAGTTCCAAGCCGCTCCTTTTCTCAAGTCACGTAAGATCTCACGGTCAATCTCTGCTGCTACTTGCTCAGATAACAATGCAGTTAACTCAGCCTCAGCGTCGATGTTATGGAATGCCGCAACGTCTTGAGCTAACTCAGGAGACCATTGTGCTCTTAATTTTCTTTCAGTTACGGAAACAGTTACCGAATCCAAATCAAAAGATACCTCTCCGATTTTGTCTTCAAATTCCATTTCTTCGTATCTTCTAAATACCGCTACGAAAGAAGTACCTGAAGTTGCTGAGAAAATTGTAGTACCTGTGTATCCATCTAAAGATGTTGAGTCACAATCAGCACATACTGGACAAGATAAATCAACTTCTAAGTAGATACATCCATCTGCAGTACAGATATTTTTGAATGAACCACCGTTACCATCTTCTGCGAAAGTCGTTTGTGTTGTGTTACCGTATTGTACGATACCTTTACCATATTGTTGAGTAACAACTCTAAACAATAAAGGAATAGATACACCACCACCTTTACCAACAACATCACAAGGAGTAGTTGATGAAGAGAATGTAGTTAAATTAGTAAAGATTTTAAGGTCAGAAAGGAAAGATTCTGAATCCATTTCGTTTCCATCAGGACCGATTAATTTACCAGCTCCTGTATCTGCGAAACCACACATTTTAAGGATCAATTTTCTTTGGTTACCCGCAGCGATTTGAACACCACCTGCTGGTACACCACCAGCCACAGTTGCGTCAACTAATGACCCATTTGACCAAGCTTGAAGTGTAGTTGTAGCTGTAACCGCTGACCAACGTCCTTTAGAGTAATCAAATAATCCTGGAGGATCTAAACCTGCTTCACCACCTTCGTAGAATAAATCATAAAGATTTTTTCCGAATGCTCCCGCTTCTGGCGGATAACCTGATGCTGTTGTTGATGTACTACCAGGTGCTCCAATTGGTGCGTAGTGTTCTCCACCATTTGCGTTACCACCATTGTAACCTTGGATACGAGGTACAAAGAAGAACAATTTACCAATAGGTAAGTTCATTGCTTGTACAGAAACGATATCGTTAGCTAACAATTTAGAGAAAACTCTTCTTACGATAGGGAAAACAACAGTTTCGAATGCTCCGTTAGAACCTTCAGAAGTTGCTTCGTTAATCAAGAAAGAAGCTTGGTTTTCATATAACTGAGCTACGTTTTCTTTTAGGTGACCTTTAAGGCCTTCAAGGAATCCTAATTTATCCCATTTGTTAATTGTATCTTCTTTGATAACTTTAAGGTGTTTCAAACCGATGTTACCAACAAGACCTGATTCTAATAATGCTCCCATTTTTTTTGGTTTTTTATTTTTGTTTGTTTATTTTATTTTAATTTAGACATTAAATCTTTCATTCTTAAGAACTGAGGATTCTCATACGTTTTAGATTCAATTAAATTAACTGCTGATCCAGATGTTGGAGTTTTTTCAACTGTTCTTTCAAATGATTCTGTTATTGTATTATCTTTAGTACCTACGTCAGAAAGTTCGTCTTTTATTGATTTATACAAATTTTTAGATTCTTTAAGAGTTTCAACACTATCAAATCTTTTTAAGATATTGATTTTTTCTTGTTTTGTAGTTGAGTGTTCTGTGAACAAACGTGTAGCGTAAGCTAAGTTTGAGTTGAATACCGCAACTTCATTCAATTTATCTCTAAACACATTTAATGCGCTTCTGTACTCTTCATTTTTTTCTCTAAGAACTTGTAATTCTCTTGTGTCCACGCTTTCTTTTTTGATTGCTGTGTTTGCTTTTGAATGTGCTCTTGGTTTTGGTAAACCACCTTTTCTAAAATTAGAACCATTTCCTAACGTACGAGACGCTTCTTTGGTTTCCATTTTTTTAACGATAGTGTTTTTACCTTTTTCCAAATTTTCGCCTTCTTTATATTCAAATTTTGCTTTACCCATACCAACTCCTCTAGTTCCTTGTTTCATTTTTGTTTTGAAACCTTGTCCTTGATTTGGTTTTTTGTCATATTTGAATTTTGATGCGTTACCCATACCAACTCCTTTTGTTTTGAAATTAGATTTAGATTCAATTACGAATTCTTCGTCTTCATCTTCATCTAATTGAGACCAATCACTTTCGTCTTCAAGGTCACCAAAATCAAAATCATCATCATCGTCTTCAGGGTCTTTGCGATCCATGTGATAACGTTCTTCCATTTCACCTTTTAAGTGTGAATGATATTCGTCTTCGTCACCATCTTCCTCATCCATTTCGATTTCGTAAATAGTTTCAGTAACATCATCTTCCTCTTCCATCCAAGATTCGTCAAGTTCATCGTTTTTCAACATTTCTTTTTCGTCATCTTCTTGTTCGGATTCACTTAATTGGATAAAATAGTCTACATCGTTATTATCATCAGATAAATGTATCATATCATCTTCTCTTTTTACGATCACACCGTCTTCAGGTCCCATAGCTTTGAAAACTTTTAACACGTCTTCTGCTGATGCTCCCGTCAAATCAATTGTATCGTCTTCGTCTTCGTCATCGAATTCTGTGTCCATAGCCATAACGTCTAATTGGTCATCATCTTCGTCTTCGTCGCCGATGTTATCAACCTCATCGTCAGATACGTCAGTATCGTCTAATTCAGCATCTAAGTCAATCTCCTCTTCGTCGTCTTGCTCGTTAAGGGACTCTTTTACTAATGATCTGATTTCTTCCTTCATTGTAGAAGCAAGTATTCCTTTTGCGTTTTCGTTAATAACTTCTTCCAAATTTCTCATTTGTAAGAAAGTATCTTCAACCAATGATTTTTTTTCGCTCATTATAGTTTTGTTGTTTTTACAATATAAATAGTGTGCTATTTGAAAAAATTCATATTTTTATAACATTGAGACAAAAAAAAATGGAGATATTAAAAAATACCTCCATTTTAAAAAATGTAATTAATTTAAAAATTAGTCAATAACCTCATCAATTTTACTTTCAGTAATTGAAGTGATTCTCCAATCCATTGTGTAATGTTCATATACTTTGGTTACTT